GGTCGATCTGAAAGGCCTCGTCGGAGACTTGCTGCCCGAGATAGGCTACCCTCATGGGCTCGAGGTCCTGGATGGCGCCGTCGATGGCGAGCGGGTCGATCTTGCCGTCCGGGTTCTTGTCCCTGAGATCCTCCAGCCAACCGATGGCCTCGACTGGGTTGAGCTGCGCCTTCGCCTGGGCGATACCGAGGATGTGTGACGTCAGTTTCCCGCGCACCAGGGTCTCTGCTGCAGCACCGTCGAGCTGCATAGCGGCGACCTGGTCTTCCACAAAGCCGGCGTAGGCGCTGATGCTGGCGGCGATATCGAACTCTGCGTCTTCCCTCCCGACGGCCTGGTAGGCGCGCGCAGTTTCTAGTTCCTGGTTCGCCTCCAGGAGCTCGACTTCATAGGCGTAGCTCTGGCCCAGCTCATGGCTGGCGGCACGCTCGTAGATGCTCTGCCGCTTCCTGGCGCTCCTGGATCTGGGCGCCGAGACGGGAGACGCTGTCCGCTAGGGAAGACATCTGGCGGGCGTTGAAGTCGAGGCGGGGTGCGCTGGCCTGCAGGTAGCCTGCCGTGCCGCTGGCACGCTGCTGCTGGCCGAGGCCCGCCTGCTGTGGAGTGGGGATGCGAATGGCCATCAGAAGATCAGATCGAAGTTGTTGCTGAAGCCGCGAATGCCGGCGCTAATAGCTGCGAAGTTCGGGTTGATGCTGTTCGCGGCCTGCGTCCCAAACTTGGCTTGCAGGTTGAAGCTCTCCTCCTGACGCTCGAATTTGCGCTGCTCGAGCTCGACGTTGTTGCGGATCCTCCGGATGTCGGTCGCACCCATGTAGATCATGTCGTCGATCTGGTCTGCCGTCACCGTACCTGCCTCGTCGACGACGAGCCCGGCGCCAGCTTGGGCTGCCCTGGTCGAGCTGATGGCACGGTTGATCTCGCCCCACTTGTCGATCTCAGCCGTACGTCCCATGAGGAGGACGTCGCGCTGGTTTTCGCGGGCGAATGCAGCGTTCTTCCTGGCGATAGCTGCATTGGCCTTAGCCTGCTGCTTCTGTGCTTCGGCGCTATCCTTGGCGCCCTTCATGCCAAGGAGCGTGCTGCCGACGCCGACGATGGCGGAAAAGAGACCCATTAGTTACCTCCCCCAATCACATCCGGGATTAGCGCCAGGATCGTCATGGGTAGAGGAGCCCTCTGCTCGATGACGATTTTGCGACGTTTATCCCAGTCGCCCTTTAAGGTAACGTCGAAGTCCTCAGTTCTCAAGTCCGGGGGCTGACCATAAAGCGCAGGGAGCCCAAACTTCGCCTCCCTCATGTTGTCCTCGTCAGGTCCGGTCCACATCCCGAGCGTCCGATCGACCTGGACAGTGAGGCGGTGAATGTTCTTCGCACGGCCCTGGGAAGTCTCCCCGCCCTCGGCGTAGGTGGAGATGGGGAGCGTCTTCATCTGGCACTTGTAGCCAAGGCCGACGTGAATGCGCGAGGCAGGCGAGCCGAGCGTGACGCTCCCGTCCGTTACGGTGAGGCCGGTCTCTGCGTAGCCGTTGGCGGCGGCCACGACGGTTGCCCCCTCGAGGTGCCAAAGCCCCCCGACCGTCGTGACCGCCTTACGGACTTCGCCGCCAGAGGAGTAGACAGCCCAGCCCGTACCATCGACGTTCGATCCTGCGTTCTGCAGCTCGAACGTGTTCGTCGTGACATTTGCGACAGTCCAGCCTGTGCCGTTGATGTCGGTGTCGAGGCTCTCGCCCTTCGTCTCGCTCGTATCCTCGGTGAAGACGCCGCTGATGTCGACGGTGTCTCCGTTGGACAGGCCGTGGCTCGCTGCGGTGACGACGACTGGGTCTGCGTTCGTGAAGCCCGTGATGGTGATGGGACTATCGAGGGTCAGGCCGCTGTCTACGCAGAAGGCGTCGGAGGCGACTTCGAAATTGCGCTCGTCCTGCCTCTCTACGAACTTCTTCGTCGTCCCGTTCACGTCCCTCTCGACGATGAAGTAGGGGATGTCGTAGTCGCCCTCGCGGACCGTGCAGACGCTCTTGTAGTTTCCGTTTGTGACGGCCCGCGTCCAGGCGTAGACCTGCTCGTCTCGCATGTACGTGAAGGCCAGAGCCATGCCGTCGTCCCGGATGGCCCAGGCGACGTGGTACGGGGACTGTGCGAAGTCCCAGTCGACGAGGGTGGAGTTCTCGAAGAGGTGACGGGCGAGGACAGTGACATCCTGGCCGACGAACTTGTCCTCTGCGAAGTCGTAGCTGAACTCTCTGACGAACTGCCCGGGCGTCTGGAAGAGGCCGACGGAGCCTGCGACGATCGGGCGGAGGATCGTCGAGCCGTAGTAGGACTGTGGCTTGACGTTGATCGAACTCGGCGTGATGACGCCGACAGCTGAGAAGACGCGGTACTCGCCCCCGTCCGTCAGGATGATGAGGTCGGACAGAGGGACAATGTGGCGGATAGAGTTGATGCGGCGAGCTGCGATGCTTCCGATGATGGCGTCGTCGTCCTGGAGCGGGATCCGGCGGCTGAGGTTATTGTAGTGGCCGATCTGCGTCATTTATAAATGGTTGGGGTCGTCGGCAGTGTTGGCGAAAATCCGGCGCTGATTGTAGTAGCCTACGGCAGAGGGGTACGTCCCTCCCGCCCCCTCGAGATCGAGGAATGGGTTGCGCGCCTCCGGAGGGGAGACGCTGTAGTCGGGCTCAATTGTGTCATCTTTGAAATAATTCGTGGCCGAGGAGCCGATGTAGCCGTACGTCCCTGCCGTCGTCGCGTAGATGTTGTAGTACTGTGCATCGGCGACGGCGTCCCAGGCGATCGTATTGTCCCAGCCAGTGTCTGCAGACTGGACGACGTCGTAGTGCCCGGTGGCTACCGTACCTCCGCTCGTGTAGGCCGTGAAGCCCGTGCTGTCGATGTTCTCGTTGCTGAGGTTGAGGAGCTGGAAAGTCGTAGGCGTGACGGGGATCGCCCTGAAGCGGTAGCCGTTGAGCTCCGTCATGCCGGAGATCCCGGAGATCTCGATCTCCTCGTAGTCGTCGAGGCCGTGGCCGTCGTCGACGGTCACGACGGCCGGGTCAGCCTGGGTGATGCCCGTGATGCCGAGTGTACGTCCCGTACCTGCGAGGCTCTCCTCGTCGTCATTGGAGACCGTCGTCACCTTGTAGAAGCGGGGGCGGTTGTGGAGGATCATATCGCCGCCGCTCGAGTAGGCCGTGTAGCCAGTGCTGTCGATGTCCGAGCCGTCAACAGGGTCCTGGAGGGAGAAGGAGGTGCTGGAGGTTACCGTGATCTCGAAGTCGAAGTTGTTGACCTCAATCATCCCGACGACGTCGTCAATACGGACGAAGTCGCCTGTGCTCAGGCCGTGTGCGGCGCTCGTCGTGACGACGGCTGGGTTGGCCTGGGTGATGCCGCTGATCGTGTTTGCCGTGAACGTCAAGTTCGAGCCGGCGACGATGTTTGTCGGGTCATTTACGACAGGCGTGAAGTCGATGACGGCCAGCGTAAAAGTGCTGCCTGAGAGCGTGAGCTCCCTGGGCTCATAGTCTGGGTGGCAGAACGTCATCGTACCTGCCGACTGTGCGTAGGTCAGGTCGAAGAGGTCCTCTGCAGCCCAGGGCGTCGAGAGCTCGAGTGGGGGCTTCGCCGTCCCGCCGCTCGTGTATGTCGTGTAGCCGCTCGTGTCGATGTTGTTTCCGTCGAGATCGGTCAGCTCGAAAGTGTTCGTCGTGGAGTTCGCGACGATGACCATGCGCGTACTGAGCTCTGTCATCCCGCCGATGTTCTCGAGGTAGACCTCATCGCCGTCTGAGAAGCCGTGGGCCGTAGCAGTGACGACGCCTGGGTTGGCCTGGGTGATGTCGCTGATGGTGGCAGAGGCGCTGTCGTCGAGGACGGTCTGCCCGCTGTTGTGAAAGCGCATGTACTGCTCGCCGAGCTCGAGGACATACGTCACGGTACGAGAGGCCTCGAACTCTACGATGCGGTGATCGCCGGCTGTCTGCTTACAGCGGGCGACGAACTTCTGGCCGGGCCTGGAGAAGAGGGAGCCGGTGTAAGACGTGATGAAGTTCTCTGCCAGCTCCACGGCCACTTGCCTGGCTGCCAGATCGACGCGCGCCCCTACCGGAGGGGAGACCTCGCCCTGGGCGAAGCTGGGCTGTATGAGCTTGACCATTACGTCCTCACGGCCATCCAGTCGGGCTCTCGCGTCTGGGAGGGCGCTACGCCCTCGTTTGCACTCTCCGATGCAGCCTCACCGATCTTCTCGTCGGCCAATGCCTTCATGTCCGTCATGAGGCCACGATCGCCGGTGATAGGAACGGCGATGTGCTCCGCCAGGCGGAATGAGAGAGCCATGGCGAAAAGGGGGTCGAAGAGGGCCGTATCTTCGATGTCTGCGACGTAGCGGAAGGTCGGCTCCTCCTCGTTGGCCATGATGATCTTCGTATCGGTGCTGTCGAGTGCGATCTCGAACTCGACCGGCTTCTCCTCCCTCCCGAGGGGATTGAGGATGTTGAGGATCTTCAGGCAGTCGGAGGGATAGGTGAACGCATAGTCCCAGTTGACGGTATCCGGCGGGCCTGCTGAGAGGCTCGCCGGGCTCGTGTATTTGATGGCAAACTTCCAGGGAAAGGAGCGCAGTACCATCTGGCGGACGTCATCGTAGACCAGGTTGACCTGCTCGGCCTCTGGGCTGTCCTCAGTCAGTGAGGAAATGTCGTAACGGTCGCCGATGTGCTGGAGTGCAAGCCGCGCGATCTGAACCTTGGTTGCCATGTCTCACCTCAGTTGAGCGGCTTCTTGTCGCTCCCGGTGGTGCGCTTCTGAGCGCTGTCTGCCTTCCGGACCGGACCACGGCCAGCGACAGTCTTGTCGTACTGGGCCTCGTCAATGACCTTCGGCTTGACGGCCTTGGTCTGGCCGGCCTCTTCCAGGGCAGCCTCGAGGTCGTCCTTGTCCTCGATGATCTTCGCCGATCGGGGGAGCATGCCCTTCTCCTTGAAGACGTCGGGAAGCTCGTAGACGCGGCCGGAGTTCTTGTCGCCACGGCCCATACGGCCAAAGGCTGGGTGGTAAAATCCGTTCTTAGCGAACACAACCTTGACGGTCATGGTGGTTCTCCTCTTGTCGATGGGGAAGAGAGGGGGCGGATGACCGCCCCCTCAGGTCTTATCAGTTAGTGGCGTCCGGGTAGCTGACCCACTTCTTCGGAGCCTTCGTCAGGAAGGCGCTTACAGCACCGCCCGTGACGGCTTCGCCGGAGATGACAGCCTGTACGCCGAGGTAGCGCTCGTACGGCACGCCGACACCGATAGGCATCGGGATGACGAGCTCGAAGCCCGCAACGAGCGTTGCCTCTGCGATGGCATCGGTCACTGCGTGGATCGACTGATCACCATTGGTCGCGACGGCAGCCGCGCTGTCCGATGCGACCTGGAAGGCCACCGATGCGCCACTGGTGGAGCTGGTGATGGCAGTGTCGATCTGGATGACGAGGTACATCGGCTCACCGGAGCCGAAGTCCTGCTCGGTTGCGCCGAGGTCGATGACGTCGCCAATCAGTGCAGTGCCAGTGGCGGCCTGCACGTCGGTGGAGCCGTCAGCGAACTCAAGCAGTTCGTCCATAATCATAGTTCTACTCCTTCTCTACGATCAGCTGACCGTGGCTTCGTCAATGGCGAGCGCATCGCAGCGGCGGATGGGGATGCCACCCCAGCTGGTCTGCATGGTGCCGCCGACCATCTCGGTCGTCAGCGTCGAGTTGCTCACCGCGTTGGCAGTCTGCCGGCGAAGGAAAGACAGGACCGTCTTGTCCATGTACCAAGCAGCGCGGCCCATCGAGAGGTTCGGGATCTCGGTCCAGGCCTGGTGCATCAGGTCGTTGAGATCCGCCCCCGAGGCGGCATCGGCCGTCAGGGCCGAGCGGTCGATGTTGGCGATCCGGACGATGTAGCGCCAGTCGCGGACGGTGAGGCCCACGTCCCAGCGGTAGTGCGAACGGTACGCCTGCATGCGGCCGTTGGAGCCGTCTGCATCTTCGATGGTCACTTCACCGAGGTCGCGCTGCTGCAGGCCGGCCTTCGAACCTTTCGGGACGATGCCGTGGCAGGTGTTCGGACCCCAGACGACAAGCCAGATCGAGGCGTTGTCCGAGCCCGAGCCGCCGCCACTGATGATGTTGTCGCCGTTCTCGGCCGACAGATCGTTGTAGCGCGGAGCGAGGCCGGTGAACTCTTCCGGGGCGGTGGTCTCATCGCCGTAGAAGAGAGTGTCAGCCACTTCCTGGTTCATGCCCTCGATGTGAGGACGGTCTTCCTGAAGACGGAAGGCGGCCGGGTCGCCGGCCATATCGACGAGGGCCTTGTCGACCTCGGCGTAGTCTTCAAGCATGCCGCAGGTATCGGTGACCTGCACGGCGCGCGACTTGGTCGGCTGGACGCCGCCATAGAGTTTGCGCCAGGTCGGCGACGGAAGACCGGAGCGGATCGTGGTGCGGTGACCCGTGGTGAGGTTCCCTTCGAGCCACGACATATCCATCAGGATCTCGTTGGTCTCGTTCAGGATCTCCACGACGTCCGCGATCGAACCATCCGGGTCCGTCACCTTCGCCAGATCGGCGAGGGTCGGGTTCTTGGTTCCCAGAGTTGCCATTGTTCCCTCCTTCGGGTTTAGGCTTCTTCACTGCTATACATCGACGGGTACATGCGCTTCAGGGCATCACCTGCCGGGGCTGCTTCTTCGCCACCGTGGAAATCAGGATCGCCCAGCGCCTTGCCGATGCGGTTCATCATGCGCAGGAATGCCGGATGGTTTTGGAGCGCGAGACCGTCAGGGTTGTCTTCGGTCGGCGACGAGAGAAGCGCCTTGGCCTCCTTGTCGGCGAAGGCGTCGATGGCTGCCTTCACGTTGACTTTCGTCTCTGCGAAGTTTTTGCCCCCGATGTCGGGGTCAGCCAAGGACGACTGCTTCCAGCCGTTTACCCTGTCATGCCACGCGCTGACCGCCGCCTCTTCGGCTTTCTGCGCGTTGCGGAGGTCAAATTCGGCGAGGGCCTGGAACTGCTCCTGCGAAAGGCCGAGCTCCTTGGCCGTCTCCTTAAATGCCTCCAGCGCCTCTTCGTTGTACGGAACGTCCGCCAACTCTTCAGGCACTTCGAACTCGTAGCTGGTCTCGCTCGCGTTCTCACCAGCGTCCTCGTCGTCCGACAGCAGGTCGCCAGTTGGCACATCATCTGGGGACTGCTCCCCCTTTTTGTCAACCTCTTGCGGTTGATTTTCTTTCTGCTCAGGCGCCTCCTCCGTCTTCTCGGGGGTGACTTCGCTGTCGAGCAGGTCTCCGGTCTCTTCCTCAGCCATCTATCAGGTTCTCCTCTAGCATCTTCAAATACAGGGCTGTGTGGTCTTCTCTCACTCTCTTCAGGAGGGCGAGGCCTACGGACTTCGCACCTTCATTGAAGGCAGAACTTGCTGCGTCACCAGGTACATGGGAAAGCTGCTCTGCATGACAAGTATCGAAAATCAGGTCATGCAGCCAGCGCCGGCCGCGAGGCTCCTTGAGGATGTACTCGAAATCCTTCGAGCGGTCGGCCTCCTCCTTCTCTGCCTTGGCGATGGCAGCTGCGTCGCTGCTGTCGTAGAGCGTACGGCGGGGCATTACTGGGCACCTCCGCCGAGCAGGCGCTCGAGGGCGTTAGGGTCAGTGCTGTCGGCCTCTGCGAGGCTCTTCGCAGCCTGGCCCTGCTGCTGTGCAGTCTGAGAGGCCTGCTGCGCCATGGCCATCTGCCGCTCCTGCTCCTGCCGTGCGACGCGGTCGGCCCTGATCTCCTCGACGACGCGCTTGTCGCGGAGGACGCCAGGGGAGTTGCCGAGGATCTCGCTGTACTCGCGGATGGCCTCGTCGCCGTCGAGATTGTCGAGGATGCCGGGGTCGACCTCAGCCATCGAGGCTGCGAAGGCGTAGGTACGCTCGATGCCCGTCGCTGCGACGGCCTCCTGGGCCTGGGCCAGCAGGGAGATGTACTTGATCTCGATGTCAGCCCCCTGCAGCTCCTCGGGGAGGTCTGGGAGGAGACCCGCCTCGAGGGCTAGGAAAAAGACGTCCTCGATCATGGGGTCGAGGAACTCTGTGTTGAGGCGCTGGAGGACGGGTCCGAGGAGGACGAGCTTCTCCTCGTGCCGCTCTGCGACCTCGGTTGCCGTCATCTGCCGGCGATCGGAGTTGATCATCATGGCGAAGAGGTCGGCGTAGAAGCCGCGCTGGATGCGCTGCTGCACTTCCAGGATGTCCTGCTGCATCTCACCGATGCGGGGCTGGACCTGGTAGGCGGGCTGGAAACCTACGCTCCCCGCCTGCGGGTCGACATACGTCGTGTGTCCAGGAAGTACGGTCGTCGGCTTCCCTTTGAGGGAGTTGGACCCGACCATCGGCGGGTTGACCATCTTGTCGATAGCCTCTGCCTTACGGCGCTGCTCATGCTGCAGCTGCTTGATGTCGCCGAGCTGCTCCATCGCAGGGGAGACGCCGTAAACATCGCCACCAAGGACGTCCCACCGCGCCACGAAGAAGGGCTTCCTGTCATATCCGCTCTCCTGGAGGAAGACGTCCTTCTTCCCCCCTACCTCGAAGTAGCAATCCTGGATCGGGCGGTTGATGCCGTCGCGCTTGTAGGCGTCGATCTCCGACTGCCGACGGGGCTGGATCATGTGTACGATCTGGACCTGCTCGTCGTAGTTGCGCATGTCCCAGTGGCGCTTCACGGGATCGGAGACCTTGTCCCAGTCAGGCTCGCCGGTGAGAGGGTCGATGACGAAGCGCTCGACGACCTGGGCGACTGTCATCGTGAACTCGCGTGCGAGGGTATCGACCTCGCCGTAGTCGTTCTCTGCGATGACGTACTCGCCGGCCGTGTAGGGGCGGAAGTGGACGAGCTTCTCTGGGTGACGACGGCGGAGGATGGCGTGCGTACCGAAGGCACCGAGCTCGGTGTAGGCAGTGCTCATGGTGTTGTAGAAGTTCGATCCTGCGAGGACGCGACGGATGATAGCCTCGGCCTCTGCAAACCAGTTCTTTACGCCAGGGCGCTCCATCGTACTCTCGTCGGTCGTCTGGAGGCGGAACCAGGGCCGAGCCGGGCTCGTCAGGCCAGACATCATGCCGGCGGAGAGCGTACGCAGAGAGTGTCCACCCGTATTGTCGACGATCTTGCTGTTGCGCTTGCGGCCCTTCGAGGCCTGGCTCTCGATGAGGTAGCGGCCACGCCTGGGGAGGAGATAGTCGGTGATCTCCATCCAGTGGTTGCGCCAGCTGTAGCGGTCGTTCTCGAGCTTCTTGTAGCGCTTGTAGGCGGCGCTCTTCTTGCCGCTGTCTACGCCGCTCAGTAGGTTCTCTGGGGTCTGTACGACCATCAGACGAGCCTCCCTAGCAATATGTTGAGCGTCGCGAGGCCGCCAACGGAGTTGGTGCTGGCCGTGCCTCGAACGCGGATGTCGGTGTTGGGCGGAAGAACGATGAACGGCGGCTCACTGAAGATGGGGGTGAAGCCGCTGTCACGCGAGGAGATGCCGAGGGCGCGCTCGCGGAAGATGTTGGGCCGCTCTGCAATCTCGATCGTATAGTCGACGAAGGCGGCAACTGAGCGGGCGACGCCAGCGCGGCACGCCGTCAGGATACCGAAATCCTCGTTGCTGATCGTCGTGGCGCACTTGTTGGTCTGGTTCAGCCCGTCCGTCCCTCGGATCTTGGCGTGCGTAAGCGTCAGGTCTTGCGGTACGCCGCTCGTCACCGTCTGGCCGTTCTGGTAGCAGTAGACGTCGCCGGCGAGGTCGGCGGTATCTCCGAGGTTCGCCATGCGGCTGACGCGGGCGAGCTTGTTGTAGCTGCTCCACTCCCCCTTCAGGTCCGACAGTACCGTGGCGTTGGCGAGATCGACGGGGGTCTGGCCGTTCAAGGTGGCGCGCAGCGCGACGAAATGGAACGTGTTGGCTGCGCTGAGGTAGTGCCCCTCGACGCGGAGCCCCTGAGCATCGCTGGCGTTGGAGGAGCTGACCCTGTCGATGAGGTTAGAGGACGTCCCGCTGCCTGCGTCGAGATACGTCTCGTTCGCCGGGCCGACGTCCCAGATGGTGGCGAGTTCGCCGCTCGTCATGTCTGTGTTCCGCCCAAACTTGTAAACGGACTTGGCCTTTCCGAGGATGTCGAGACGACGGTTTCCGATCTTGTCCTCGTACGACGAGGAAAAACGCCGCAGCGCCTCCGCAATCCAGGGGTCGTCGAGAACACCGGCCATGTTAAACTCCAGTCAGCCCTTTGAGGGCGCGAGCTGCGAGGGAGACAGGCGTCCCTGGCGTCTGCAGTCTGCCAGTGGCCTGGCGGTTGCGGCGTGCCTGGTAGGCGCTGGCGCGGCGACGGTTCTGGACGCCTGAGCTGTCGGTGTCTCCAGGTCCGATGCGGTCGGTGACGGCGTTGCCGGATCCGAC